TAAGTTCCTCAAGGGAAAAGTGTTCTGTGAGTTGCATCATTTGTCCTTTTTCATGTCCATGATTTTTTCAAGGGTGCGACCACCGAAATAAAACGACATGATCAACATCCCCCATTGCCCAAGAAGCTCCACGTAGTTCCCGCGAGTCTCAAGGTCAAACGCACTCATCATCGCAAAGATGAAATACGCAGCGAGAATGAAAATCAGCGTCAATGGTCTGATGTTCTTAGACAACCAAGAGTCAGAAGCCATGTCGGCTTTGAGTCGGTCAGTGAGGTTGTTCTGCTCGGTCTTGTAGTATTCCAAGTCAACATTCAACTCGGCAAGCCGACCCTCTTGTTCAATCTGTTTGAGTTTGGCTAAAGCCTCACTCTTGGCTTGTTCGTTTGGCAAGACCCTATCAAGAATCTTGCCCCCAACCTCAAGCAGTGCTGGCAGTGGAATCATCTTTCTTTTCCTTTTCGGGTTCGGATTTGTTGCTCAGGACATCTTTACCTTTGATCGCCAGCAACGTGGCAAGAGAACCAAGAATGTATTTGCTCATGTCATTGAGCAGATAGAAGAAGTTTTTGTCGGCAGGGGCAATGCCGTTCATGGGCTGAGTGACAAAAATCACCGAGTAGAGCGACAACACCACCATGGCAAAAACAGTGAGTGAGAACACAATCCCAATCACAAACCGCAGCCAAGCGTCCAATTGTTCTGGTGATTTATTCATAGTCCAAACAATGCCCCCAAAAAATAACAAGTTGCTCCAAACACAAGCCAAGCCAAGGTTTCGTAGATCATTTTTCCTCCCGATCTTCAGGCCGAGTGAGTTGGTCAGGACAGGTTGAAGTCACCGCACAAATGGGACGCTTGCAGTCTGGCTTGTCCCAGTTGCGAGGGTCTTGGCAGGGATAGCGAAACTGATCACTGCACCCATATAGTGAAGTTATCAAAGTTATCAAAAGAACATAAACCTTCACTCTTTGTCCTCTATTTCTTTCCGAATCTTTTCCACCTTGACCCGCTCCTCATGGACTTTGCGAATCTCAATCTTGACCTGCTTGGTGAGGGTAGAGATCTCAATGTACAACATCAAAATCAAAGGCAACAGAATGGCAAAGATCACCGCTCCAATGAGCGCGGTCACCAGCCAGACCATTGATCCCTTCTGTGCAGACTGATCGCCCACAGAAGCCCCCACATTTCCAGAAGCACCACGCCCAGGCCCACCAGCCACAGAATTCGGTTTTGCAGAACGTCCTTGCGTTGATCGCGTTGCCATGATTCAAGTGCGTCCTGCTTTTCTTTCTCTGCCCTAGCGATCCTCTGTTCTTGTGTGATCTGCTCTCGCATTTCCTCAAACCGCGTCCACAAGTCACCAAGTTCTGTCGGTGAGTGATAGACCATGGTTTCTCGCATTTCTTTCTGCATTGCCTCAAGTCGAGTGCGGATCATCACCCGTTGCAATGCCCTCCTCTTGAGCGAGACATTGCCCGAGTAAACCCTCTTTGATTCACGCTCCTCTTGCCAGAAAAGCTCCTCAATCTTGTCAACGGCATCGAAAAAATCACCAAGCTGGTCGCTGACCTTTGCATAAACATCATTCGGGTCTGACTTTGCAACCTCTTGGACTCTCTTGCGCTCCTCGTTGTACTGAACGATCTCGGCTTTACTTGGAGGCTTGTCCTTGTGCTTAGTCTTAAAGGTTTTTTCAAGGTCATCCAGTACTTCTTTGACTTGACCAGCCGCGCCCTTAATTTCTTTGTAAAGCGCGCAACCCTTCTTGACTGCATTGACTGCGGAACTGGCAAGAGCAAGAAGCGTGAATGGATCAATGGCTCACCTCTTTATCCAAGCAATCAAAAAGCCAACTGCGCTTGAGATGAGCGACACAAAAGCCATGCCCGCCCAGAATCCACCTCGACCCTGATTGGCAAGAGCCACCAATCGATCCACCTGATCTTCCAAGCGGTCAATCTTCTTGTCTAAGGCATCAAACCTGCGCTCATAGTCCTCAACCTTTTGCCAAAGAGTGCCATATTTGACGGGGTCAATTTCCATGATTAGCTCTTCATCACGTACGCCAAAGCGTAATAAGGAGGAATGTTGGTAAATGCTGCACCAGAGCCAGTGGTGCTGTTCGCCACACTGATACCCGTGGTCGCGGAGTTGGTGCTGCTGACAGTGCCCGTGCCACCGTAATAAATGCTCCCAGAAGTTGCATTCGTGTTTTGAGCAGCAATCGCAGGGCTGAAAGTGTGCGAGTGACCAGGATCAGTCACGGTTGCCGTGTGCGTGTGGGCGGGCAGTTCGTTCGTGGTCAACGTGTTTGTCGCAGTTCCACCTGTTGCACCCACCGCGTAAGAAGACCCAGCAGCAATCACAAACCTGTCGCGCAGGTCAGGTGTGCCGTTCGTCCCATCGCACAAATACCAACCCACAGGGATGCTTCCAAGCGATCCATACCACAGCGAAATCATGCCAGCAGGAATGGTCGTGCCAACTGCAGACTGCACACCCACAATGCCATAAATGTTGTCATACGTCCCAATGGTCACACCAGCGGAAGTCTTGAGGACAAACTTGTAGTTGTACCCATACGTCAGCCAGACCTCGCTCATCAACCTACCAGAGGTATCAAGCACAATCGGATTGGTGTTGGCAATCGTCCCGCCAATGTCCGTGTAGGTGGTCAGCGGAGTGGTTGAACCTGCTTGGTAGGTGTAGAGCAAGCCAGCATTCAGGGGCAAGCCCGTGTTGTCAAAGAATTGCTGACCGTTGCCAATAGGCGAGAGATTGACTGCCATGATTATTCCTTAGTGATTCCTGCGAAAGGATCGGTGGCTTGTTTTGCAAAACCTTCTTTGTTCATTTTGCCCAAAAACTGTCGCGCCAATCCAGTGGCTGGCAATGAAGCCCCACCCGTCAATGCTGCAAGTTTGGCCTCAGTCGCGCTCACAGCGCCTTGCTTTGCCATATCAGACAACATAGAACTGTAAGTGTTGGAATAGTTGAACGTCCCTGTCTTTGGCATCCCAATTTTGCTGGTCAACGCACCAAGCTCAACCAAGTCTTGCATTGCGCCAGGAGACACAGCGTCCCTCAACTTGCTGGCGTTGTCTCTCAAGAATTTGGCGTACTGCTCAGGAGTCAGATTGCGCTCACTTGCATTGACCGCTGCGTTCTTAGCGCGATTGAGTTCTCCAAACGTGATAGCCTGATGTGCAATGTCACTATCAGGGATTTCTGCCTTCATGCGACGAATGGACTCAGGCGTTCCATTGGCAACATATTTCTGATGAAACTTGGCAGCGTTTAGGCTTTCACCTTGGGATGCCGCATCCTTGAGCGAACCAAACTCATTGACAGCCGCCTTATATGCGGGGTTGCTGTTCAAGACCGAATAGCGTTCTTTCACAAGTGCGCGGGCATCATCAGCCAAAGCCTTTAATTGCTTGGCTTGAGGAGAACCCGTTTTTTCCCCAAAGATCGGCAACTTTTCCAACTGATCGCGCACGATGTAAGCAGCAGCTCTTGCGTTTCCGTTGGAGTTGGAACGCATTTCGTTGGCAAGGTTCGTCCTCAAAGCCTCATAAGCCTCAAAAGTCGGGTTCTTGGTGAAGTCAGCAAGATCAGACGCGATTGACCCAGGCAAGTGGTTTGTCTTGAGATTGCGAGACAACTCAGAGGTGATGTTCTGGTTGAGCGCAGACACATCAATTGGGAAATTACCCCCAGCCGCATCAGTCAGTTTTTGGTAGGCATCACGGATTGCGTCAGTGCGGAGTTTATCTTTAGCCGCCAAAGCATTGATCTGCAACTGCCCCAACTCTGAAGCATCCGCAGTGGACGGAATGTCAGGGGCGTGACGTTCTTTGGCACGTTCAAATGCCGTGGAAATCTGGACAGGTTGCTCATTGAAATGATCTCCCAAGGTCTTAGTCTCACCGCGATTGTTCCATTCCTGAGAATAGAGTTGGGTGTCGCCAGTTCTTTGACCCCGAGACAGATTCACGCCATGCTTTTCTTCCAAAGCGCGAGTCTCCAATGCTTGCAGATTGACAGACCTTGGATTCTTAGAGGCAATGTGTGCCTGTAGTTCTGGCGAAGCGTTTGTCAGAGCAGCCTCAATGTTTCCGCGAATTACGCTCTCAGGCAATGCCGCTGCCGCGCCCGCGCTCTGCATCCCCGCTTGAGTCGGTGCAACTTCACCAGTTTTGAGTTCCTTTGCCCATGCTGGGGTTTCAGCAAGGGTTCTGCCAGCCATCTTGCCGACTTTAAGACCGCCAGCCAAAAGCAAGGGCGCATTGACCACAAGTTGCTGGGCATCAGTCGGGTTCATGCCCTGCTTGACCAAAAGCTCAACCGCTGGCTGTGCGCCATACTGATCAATCAAACCCATAATGCGCGACATGAAGCTCATGTCATAGGCTTTGCTTCCCTGACCAATTCCCGCCTGGGGATTCATGGCGGTAGCCAATTTTCCAGGCTCAAGATATGACAGGGGCGTTGCCACGCCCTCAGACAATTGCTGCGCTCTACCTGGTTCGGCGCCAAACAGACGGGTCACGCCATAGGTCAACCCACTTGCAACCTGCTTGGGAAGACCCGCCACCATGTCAGCGAGTGACATACCCGTGGCCTGAGTGCCCTGCCTAGCTTCTAAAGCGTTCTTAATGATGTTCTGGCTCAACGTCAACTTGGGTGCTGGCTTTGACGGAGTGACAGGCAAAGGCTTGTTTGAGAAAGCCGCAATCAGAGGGTCATTCTCGTAAGCATCTTGAGGCGCTGGTTGAGTCGCACCAAAAGCAGAAATCAAAGGGTCTTGCGAGTAATCAGCAGGTGTGCGTGATGTTGACATCAGAAATCACCCCTTTGAAGTTTGCGTAGATTGGTTGCCTTCTCACGCAGTTTAGCCAACTCCTGCTCTGTTGCAATCCCAAGAATGCGCTTAATGTCTTTTTGCTTTTCTTCAGGCTTGAGGTTGGAATTGTTGATGTTCTCAACCATAAATATTCTGGGATCGTAGTTGTCTTTCCAAGCCTGTTGGAATCGATCAGCATGAATCGCAGAATTCAATGGGTCGCGGGTCTTGTACTTGGACAAGCCTTCGTTGTACATCTGCACGGCAAGGCGTGTGGCATCCGCACGTTCCACAATCTTTGCCAATGCCCGTGGATCAATGTCGGCTGAACCGTTTGCAGTCTCAACGGTTTTTTGGGCGTTGACAGTATCAGCGCCCATCAGTTTTGCTTGTGCGAGTTGGTTTTGTGCCAAGTCTTTCAGCAGAGTGTCCAACTCTTCACTGCCCGCGACAAATTTGCCAGCCTGTCGGATCAACTGCCCAGGTCGGCTGCCTTGAGCTTGTGCAATGTTTTTCTTGATGCTGTCAAGAATGGTTTTTTGCTGGGCTGCTGCCTCATTGAGGTCTGATGCCTGAGCAAAAATTGCTTGACCTTGGTCGTATCGCTTTCTCTGCTGTTCGTTCATCTGGCGCAAATTACCAGGGGCAACAGGCATATCCTCCTGAACCAATTTTGATGGCTCAACCAACGGTTGATTGGGGTTGTACTGGCTCAGAGGCGAAGGCCCAGGCAGAGCGGAAGGCTGTGCGGGTTGTGCAGCAGGTTGTGCGGGTTGTGCAGGTTGAGGCGCAGAACCAGCAGGAGTCAAGATAGGAGCGCCACCAGCTTGTCTTGGAGGGTTGACAAAATATGTCACCCCATTGATTACCACCGTAGTTGGCGCAGGAGTCACACCGCCAGGGGTTTCATAACTTACTTTGGGTGGCTGACCATAAGTTTGAGGCGTAATGCGGATAACCTGACCAACAGGAGTGGCTTCAACTTTCTGAAGACCTGCTGCGCGTTTTTCAGACGCAGACATTCCGATGGCGATCATGTTCTGCATATACGCAGGAAAAGCCTCAGGGTTTCGCATAGCCGCAGCCAAAGCAGGAGCGGTGATCATGTCCACTTTCTTGGAGTCCATGCCTCGCGCTATCGCTTGCTCTTTGATCTCATGCAACACATCAACGGCGTTTGAGCCGTTTTTCTTCAAAGCCTCAGGAGACAGTCGCGGGTCATAAGCAAACCCCGACAGAATTTTCGTGAAGTCATCCTGTTGAGTCGCGTCAAGACCATACTGAGCTTGTAATTTTTGAATGAGCGCAGTTTCAGATTGCGTTTTTGCTTGGGTAATCCTTGGGTCTGCGGTTTCTCTTGAGACTCGCGTTTCAATCCCAGCTCTCTCAATATCAAGCGGTGTAATTTCAGTCAGCTTTTGCAGTTCCAACTGCTTTTGCCTCAACAGCATGGGGTTCATCTGTTGAGCTTGTTGCAATTGAGTGGCAGCGTTCGCCATGTTGAGCATATCGCCCAACGTCATAGACGGTGCTGGTTTAATTTGGAGTGCTACTGGTTCAGCCATGATGACTCCTTACCCAGGAATGTAATATTCAATGTTTGCAGGATAAACGCTGTTCATTGCGCCACCATAAGAACCACCAGTAACTGCTGGCACACCCATGCTAGAAGTTTTTGGTGCAAGCAATTGCGAAAGCATATATTGATTGGCAGCACTTGAACCTGCATTCGTGAGCGCATTACCCTGCGCCACTTGACCAGCACCCAACGCAGAACCCGCATTAGAAATTGCGTTTCCGATGTTCGCTCCAGCCGTTGTGGAAGCGTTTGTGGTCTGACCGAGAGAGGTTTGACCCAAACCAGCAATTGAAGCCAAGGTGTTGTAGATGTTGCCTCGTTGAGTCTGGAATCGATTAAACGCATTCTGATACTCTTGGCTTGCTTGGCCTTGGGTGTAGTCCTGCATCGCAGCAAGCGCATTTCCACCAATCAGACCGCCCGCTCGGTTCTGCTGGGCTTCCAATGCCCGCTGACCTTGAGCCAAACGGAACGCATACCCAGGGTCAATGTTCTGTTGGAAGTCTTGAGGGCTATATTGCTGGGTGAGGTAAGGCTTCATCCCCGCAATGTCAGACAGCGCAGAATACCCCGCCTCGCGGTATGGGGCTTGTTGAGCGTTCTGGATGTCAAACATCTGCTTTTGCAGTTGGGCAGATTCCCGTGCTGCATCAGCCTGAGTACGCGCACCTTGCGCTCCCAAAAGCCCACCAAGAATGCTTCCACCAGCAGAAATTAAACTAGCAGTCATCCAAGGCATATCAGTTCCCCTTAATCAAAACTTCATCCACTTTTGACGGGTCTTTCTCGTCAGTCGCATGGATGCAATACCAAACACAATCAGTCAAGGCTTTCACGCCATGATTCAGCCCCGCCTTGATCTCAATACAGGCTGGGGCTTCAATGATTTGACTTTCGCCAGCGTTCGCAAGAATCACCTTCCCTTTTGCCAACACACCAAAATGACTGTAGGTGTGCTGATGTTGCACTAATGTCTGCCCCTCGGAAATGTGCGTTTCCTTGGCATAAAGCTGGTCAGCAAAATGGTGGATGATCATGTCATTGATTGTAATAAGGGACTTTGAAATTCTGACCATTCACCGTGACATTGATGAACCCCACAGGGTTGGCGGGCAAGGTCGCAGACCCAGCCGTTGCCGAGGTCGCGGAAGAGAAGTTGATCAGGTTCAGGAAAAACTGCTGCCATGCCCGAGTCGGACGGTTCGTGGTCTTGTCCAGAAACTCCGCTTGCGGATACGGGTTGGTTTGGCTTGCGCCATAGAGTCCAGTTGCCATCAGTTATCTCCCACGCTTGCCTTGAGGTTTGCCGACACAATCACAGCGTTCACAGGATCGGTCACCACGACCTCAAAAACCCTGTCGCGGGCCATGCCCAAACGCCTCCAAATGGCTCGATTCTTGTACCGACCCTGCTGACCAATCGTCACCCAATGCTCATTTGACCAAGTAGACCCTCCATCGTTTGACCAGCGAAGCATCGCCTGGGGGTAGGTCGTGGGGGTGGTGGGCAGAAGTTGCGCTGCCGAACCAATTGTGTAGGTTTCATAAGGGCCAATCGTGAAAGTCGCATCTGACGCAATCACATAAATTGACCCCAAAAACATCCCGTTTGAGTAGTCCTGAAGGACTCCCGTAGTCCCAACCCCAGGCTGGAATTGAATCTGCAACTCGTCAAAATACCCGCGCTGGAGGTCGCTCACCAAATGGGGCGCTCTCCTCAATCTGCGGATTTTTTGACCAGAATCAGTGTAGTTTTGCTTGTCCAACTTGTAGATCGTGCCGTTGGCGTAGTCACCCACCAAAACCAACCCCTGGAAGACCGCACAGCAGTTCCCACGATGGCGCTCGTATTGGTTCATGTTGTTGCAATACAACCACTTATGCCACATATTTGAGGCGATATCGTATGCCCAAGTCAGGTTCAGGGTGGGGAACGAAATCACATAAACCTCATGCCCTTCCAGTTGATACGTCCAGGCAATCGCATCGTCCACGTACTGCCCCGTCAGGGTGTATTCAACCGCATGGTTTGAGATTCGCTGGGGGATGTACCCGTTCATCTGCATGATTTCAGCCTGACCTCGGTTGTTTCGGGACAGGTAGGCAAACGAATTCCCAAGGCGGGACACTGAGAAAGCCGCAGCAATGCCGTGCTGAGTGGAAGTCCCTGGGATGCGCTGGAATGGAAACTGAGCCGCGCCCACATCCACCCACACCTCAGAAGATGCCTCACCCAACAGGTAGACCTCGCGGTGATCCACGATCAGCGCCACCAAATTGTCAGGTGAGCCGTCCTTTGAGGAATACGAAGTCCCCACCGAAATGGGAGAGAGAGCGTTGCTTGACCCCCACTGTTGGGAGTTCGGACGGTTGTAGACGAAATAGTTGTCCACAATGTCCACGGTGTTTGCACCCGTGAACGCACCGTCCGTGCTGGGCATGATCGCAAAATTCAGCCCATAGAGCGTTCTGGAGGTCACAGTCTGGGAAGTGCTCACCGTGTAAGTTCCAGCGCCTCCTGTGCCTGTTCCGAGGGCTGTGATCATGGTGTTCGCGGTGACCGTTGACCCTTGAATCGTCTGACCCACGTAAAGAGTGCCAGAAGTGACCGAAGTCACGGTCAAAGTCGTGCCAGAAATCGATCCCGTCACTACCGCGCCCACGTTGACCGAGTTCATGAGTTCACTGCCCACGGTCATGGACTGATTGAGGGTGTACGTCCCAACCCCGCCAGTGCCTGTGCCCAAAGCGGTGATGACCGTCTCCGATGTAATCCCGACCCCGAAAAGCGCCTGATTGATGGCGATAGTCCCGTTGGTCACAGCCGTGACGGTCAGGGTTGTCCCAGAAATTGAACCCGTGAAAACTGCCGACGAAGGGCTGGAAATGCGCCATGTGTAGCGGTTTGTGCCGTCCACGATGTAGGCGTTGATGCCGTTGTCGGTGATGCCCACCCGCCCCGTGGAGGTCGCAAGCTGACCCACAATCGTGGGAGTAAGGGTTGAGGTCAGCGAGTAGACGTAAGGCCCGCATACTGCCATCATCTGAGTTCCACCCGAAAGGGTACGCATTCCGCGCACCTCTTGGGAGTTCTGGAACACAACTTGTGGAGTCAACCCAGGAGTCGGGTAAAGCGCCACCACGCCCCGATCACCTGGTTGCTTGTAAGGATCGATTTCAGGGTAGAAATTGATGCACTCTTGAGCGTCCTGGTAGCCAGACTGCGCGGTGTAGCTTGGGCCAACAAAACCAAAATCAGGCATACCTATTCCTTTGGCACATACGACTTGCCAGCCAGAAGCGTTTTGATTGATGGTAGGCTAATCCCATACTGTTTAGCAAGTTCTCTGGCTGAAATGCCTTGTTTGCGTTTTTCTCGTATTTCTGTGGCTTGTGACATTGAGAGTTTGCACCGTGGAGCTTTGCCACCTGTGTAGTCTGGCGACCTTCCTTTTGCCGCTTTGTCTGCCATGTTGTCAGCATGAGTCCCAACAAATAAATGCTTAGGATTGCAGCACGAAGGGTTGTCGCAAGTGTGGAGCAAAAAGCCTTTCTCAGAAGAGTTCCGAGGCGCATTAAGTTCAATTTGATTTGGGTAAACAAGATTGAAAATAACGCGATGGGCATAGTAAGAATATTCATTGATTTGCACTCTTCCATACCCTTGTATGTTTTTGAGTCCAAGCCAAGGCCAACATTCGTCCTCACCTTTTTTATCGACTTTGCTCCACAAGACTTCTGACGTGTTGGCTGGCCTTCCTGGAGGGCGAGGAGCTTCTCCATTTTTCCTTCTCCAGTAATAAGCCTTTGCATATTCACGTTGTTTCCTGCGCTTTTCTTCAGAAATTTCCTTGTTCATGGTTGCTCCTTTGTTAGAACAACCTCAATTTATCACAAAACCGTCAACGGAAGAAACCCCCCGAGAGTATCCAACCAGCATCCTTGGCTTTGCCCACTAGGAGGCTGTCGGGATAACGGGCAGCTTGGACAGGGCGCATATTCGTGCGCTTTACAGTCGCTTTACCTTGGGCGGCAAAGCCCTGAATCATGGCGATCTGGGTCGGTGAGTTCTTGCCGTACATTGGCATCAGACGTTCAGCCAAACACCAGCGAAGCGCCATTGTGAAGCCCTGAGGAAGGACAATCGGGTCATAGATGGAGGTGTACTGCCTGAAAATTGTGTCGCAGAACAGGTGCATCTCACCCTGGCTGGGGTTGGGCCACACAAAGATGTTCCCCAAAACTTCAGTGGGTTGGTAGTAGATCGCCTTGGGCCACGGGCCTGACAGGGTTTTCAACCCGATCATCTCGTATTCCTCAATGTTCAAGATTGCCACGGGGTAGTCAAGGCCACCATTGACAATCGGCTGACCGTTGGAATTGGTGTTGATCCGCACAAACGCAGAATTGATCACCAACGGGCGCTGATAGTAGGCATTCATCGTGGTGGACGCGACACTCTGGCTGATGTTGACCGTGTACGTGCCCGCCTCGTTGACGTTCCCGCCCGCGCCAGAACCAAAAGCCGTGATGGTTGTCCCTGCGGTGATGCCCGTCCCACTTAGGGTCTGACCAAGCGCAATCGCGCCCGAGTTGATGGAGGTCACCGTCAGGACGTTGCCAGAAATGCTGCCGACAAAGTTTGCGCCAATCTGCCCACCAGGGCCGATGGTGTATTGGGTCTGACCAGAAACGATGGGAAACACAACCTCGGTCTTGTAGTAGACCATCATGTCTTCATTTGACCATTGGTCAAGAAGATCGTTCAGCATTTCAAAAGCGTCTTGAGCAGCATCAGCGGTGGGCACTTCCCCAGCTTCCAATGCTCCGATATCCTTCAAAGCTCTGCTGATGATGTCAATCGGTGTTGCCATGAAACCCTCTTATAAATTTGGCGTGAAAATCTGCGGTAGCCAAGGGGCGACAACAACTCGATTCTTCTTCAGATACGCTAGTTGTTCCTCAAGTCTGGATTCTATTAAATTCTCCCCGTATTGGGTAGTCTCTTCCTTGATCCACTTGGCAACATCATCCTGGGTCACCTCTGCAAACGGCTTGATGATCTCCTTGCCGTTGAACCACCAGTTCCCCTCAGTCTCCACGGTTGTGCCGTCTTCATCCTCGGCAATCACATGATATTTGGCGTGGGTGATCAACTCACCATCGGCAGATACCTCTAGGATTTTCCAAGTAAAGCCAGCCATCTCACACCACCGAAGGGTCTGCTGCCCACTGCACCGTAATGGCTTGCTGAAGGGTCGGAATGTCCGTGGAAGCCGCAATCGCCTGTTTCACGGTCTTGGCCTGGGCACGAATGGCAGAGCGCCATGCCAGCCAATCAGCGGGAGGCGTGTACTCAGGGTCATTGGCCTTGCGCGAGTCCATGTAGTCGGTCTTCTGAAGCATCAGCCACACGGTGTCATCCACCCAACCTGTCCACTGTTTCTTGAGTTGGTCAAGGTCTTTGGGATTGTCAACGCCCCAATAGAATCGATCATCGTATGGTTCTGGATCAGGCACTTCAGTGATGCCAATGGCTTGCTTTTCTTCCAAGCTAGTGAGCCTGAGCCAATTGCTTGGGTAATGAGTTCCATCCACCTCAAATGGGGTGTCAATGGGGAGAGGGTTTCCGTTGAGCATGAACATGAGTTACCTCGCAAGGGAAAGTTTGAATGGATTTTCGGCAAAGGCAGCGTAGATGATTGTCTGCGCTGGGTTGATTGACCCGCTTGAGTCGCCTCTAATTTTGAATCCGTTTGAAAGAAAATCCAAATTATTGGCGGTCTGAGAACCCTCTGCGTCAGACAAGTCTGGCCTTAAATTAAGGTTTGTCACGTTGTATGTGTTGCGAGATGAATCGTACAAAAGCCAATCAAATCCAGCCGCACTTGAAACTTTCAGTAGGAGCCACCGTGGCCTAAATCCCAAATACACAAAAGGCCCGTCACTGCTTCCATTGCCCGTGTATGACCCAAATGCAGAGTAGCCACGAACTGCGCTGAAGCAGTAGGCGATGATGTTGTTGCTTGCGGTAAATGTGTAACCTGACTCAAAACTGAAGACGGTTGAGGTTGGAGCCGTGTTTGCCCATTGGCGTGAATCATTGGTCACTGCACCAGTGCCGTTCAAAAGCAAATAGCCTTGTGCCGTGTTGGAGAAACTTGAACTCCAAACCGCCCAAGAAGCCACGCCATCTCGGTTTTTGGTGATGATGAGGGAAGGTGCTACTCCAAGACCATGCCCAACAGTTTTGTTGCCAGCAGTGCCAGAATTGAAGCTCACCACACTGAACCCAGCAGTTGCATTGACGCTCACCGTGCTGGTGATTGAGCCACTGGTGTTGGATGAGGTTGTGCCAGCGCCTGCTTGCCATTGCCATGAAACGTAAGACTGACCATTTTGGTTTGTTGCAATGTCAGATGATGTGAAACTCTCTCCATTACTATTGAACGTCATGTAACCAGGAGCAGAAGCATCAGCACTTGTTGAGTTCGGGATCAAATAAAGTGATCCACCACGAACACTATCAACAAGAATGTGATTTGCCGCAGAACTTCTGTTTTTCTGCCAAACCAAATCAGGTTTGAAAGACACCCCATTCACTGAATTGACCAAGTTTGTGGTTGTCCCATTACCAGTGTACAGCGTAGCCGCCATGTACAACGCACCATTGCTGATGGTCGGTGCTGGCAGGTTCTGAGTGTTCAGTGCGACAAAGCCACTGGGCGGGGTGTAAGAGAATGGTTGTTGACCGAAGTTGGCTGCGATTTGTGATGATCCATAGTTATAAATGGATGGATACACGTTTGCTTGATATTGCGTTGACGATAACGTGTCAGATGGATTTGTACCAGTTGCGGGGTCGCCACTACCTGTCCAAGTTCCGTTTTTGCCATACCAAACTTTTCCATTGGATGAATCATAAGCAACCATAATGACATCATTGGTCGTATATGTTCCATGCCCACTAGAGTTAGTTCCATTAGCAAAATAGAAATAACCATCTGACCCATAGCCAGCAATACCAACACCACTAATAGAACCAGCATCAGTCCACAAACCAATTACAGGAGCGCCAACAGCATCGGTTGCCTGACAAACTACTTCATAATAAATCTTTATACCTGTTGCACTTTGTGTTGCAAGTACCGTTTTTGCAACACCCGCTGTTGAATATGCACGAAGATTGCCGTTATCAACAATCACACTTGTTTTTAACGGATTCAGCACCGCATAGTTGCCGCGCCCATTCCCACCATCAGCCCACATCGTCGGCACATCAATCATGGAGTCATAGGTCACCCCACTGGTCACGCTGATGTTGTTCGGTGTCCAGTTGTTGCCGTTGCCAGAGTAATCTTTGCCAATGGTCGTGGCGGTGTTTGAACTGTTGTCCGAGAAGTTCAGATAGAAGCCATTTGTGCCGTATGTGCCAGCGTACTTCTTTGGCTTCCATACACCAGTGACTGCATCGGTTTCACCGAATGATGCGGGCGTCAGGGCTTGACCGTCAATGAAGTTGATTTCGGTGAGGTAACCGTCAACGAATTCAGCACTACCTGTACCACCAATTCTATTTGACGAGCTTGCGGCATTAAAAATTGTTGCGGCATTTTGTGATGGATTTGTTCTACTTGAAAACGCAGTTACTTGAGAACCATTAACATAGAACTTAACTCGATTGTCAGCAGTTGCATTTGTTGTATCAGCGACAACCAAAAAATGATACCAAGCACTAGGGTCACGAAAAACTTGTGATGTTTCTAAAACTGCGCCACTAACAGCTTTAATTACAAGAGTTGCTCCACCAAAATAAATAAAATCTCCACCAGCACTAAAGATTTGTGCATTTGCTGTCAAGTTTCCTCGTTTTACCCACCAACTTAAACTCCATGTTGTAGTGCTTGTTGGTGTTCCAAATGTGCGATTGAAATAAGCAGACGCAGATGAGCGCAACCGCACAGAGCGGCTGATCGTGTAGCCACTTGGACGGGTGAAAAGTTCGTTCTTTGCGGCAAACATTATGAGAAGTTCTGAGCAAAAGTACCGTACCAATTCGTGCCATCTGCCACAAACGTCAGAATGTCACGCCCCGTGGTTGCAGTCGTGGTGATCGTTGGCGCAGTGCCATTAGGCCACTTCACCGAGGTGAACGTAGCAGTCCTACCACCCGTGCCGTCTTGCACCACAATCAAAATGAAAGACTTGCCAGCCGTGGCAGTGGGCATCGTGAACGTGCAGTTCCCCGTCAGAGTCACCGTCTGCACCGTGCCACTCGTCAACGAAAGGGTCTGGGTCGTGCCTGAGTTGCCAATCGCCACCACCGATTCGGTGTAGTTGGTCACCGTGGGATTGTTGACCGTGGGTGATGTTCCAAGCACCACAGAACCAGATCCCGTGCTGGTTGTGACCCCAGTCCCACCGTTGGCAACAGGCAATGTGCCTGTCACGCCCGTGGTGAGAGGCAGACCCGTGACGTTGGTCATCACACCCGCACTCGGAGTTCCCAGGTTCGGGGTGGTGAGGCTCAGACTCGCCGCCAACATCGTGCTGGTGACCGTTGCCGTGTCGCCAGAAGTGATCATGTTGCCCGTCACCGCAGGAACGGTGATGGTGTAAGTTGCGGCAGTGTTTGCACCCACTAGGCTGATTTGCCCACCAGATGCTGCCTGTAAAACCAGTGTACTCATGATTAACCCACCCTATACCAAGTTGTGTCAGCCGCCCTGTAAAGGTAGGAAGCAGCGCCCCCAGCCAACAGAGTTGTGATTGCGTTGCTCACACTCTGCCCTGTGTTGGGACTGAGCGTCAGCGCAGTAATCGTTTGCGTTGTTGAAATCGTGACCGTCATCCCGTCCGATGGCGAGAGAGGCATCGTCACAGTGCCAGCCGCCAAAAGCGCAAGAGGCTTGAGAATGACAACCTGAATCCCAGAGGCCACCGTGTAACTGAAGCCAGTTGTGGGGGTTTGGTAGTCAACATTCCTCAGAATGCCATCTTGACCGCTGATTGCTACCGTCACAACACCCTCCAAACAGATGAACTGCCAATGGTGACCGACACACTTGAATTCACAGTGATCGGGCCAACTGAAATGCCGTTTGTCCCCGAGATTATCGTGTAATTTGAGGCAACTGTGGCTGAATTTACCGCAATGCCGTTGGAGGAAACCATCTCGTAAGAGGACAGTTCACCGTTGCTCGGGTTGTATTGCAGCTTGGTTGAGCTTGTGTATTCCGTGCTGACCGTGCCCGAGGTCGCATTGGCAAACAGCGGATATCGAGTCGCGTTCGTCGTGGTGTCATCAGAAATCGTGACCGCAGTTCCCGCTGTCGCCCAAGTGAAGGCAGACCCGTTCCAAGTCAAACTGGTGCTGGCAATGGTCGGAGCGGTGATAAACCCTGTCGCGCCCGCGCCCGTCTGATAGACGATCTGGTTGACCGCCCCGCCACCCACATTGGTTGCGGTGGTCGCGGTGGTTGCCGTGGCAGCATTCCCACCAATGGACAGGCCAGAAGCCGTCCCCGTCAGCCCCGTGCCAGCCCCGCTGAACGCTGTTGCGGTCAGAGTCCCCGTGGAGGGCACATATTGGAGCTTGGTGGAGCTGGTGTATTCGGTGGTCAGGTTGCCCGTGGTCTGATTCGCAAAAAGCGGGTATCGGGCGCTGGCAGTCGTTGTGTCATCCGTCACCGTGGCGTAAGCCGTGGGAGTCACCCAGGTGGGGGCGCTTGTCCCGTTGGACTGCAAAACCTGCCCCGTTGTCCCTGCTGAGGTGAAGGCGTAGGCAGTGCCCGTCCCATACGCCACCGCACCCGCTGTGGGCGTTGCCGTGCCGTTTGTGCCACCTTGAGCAATCGCCACCTGACCGATGATGTAGCCAGAGTCAATTGATTTGTTGTCAGGAACAATCAGCAATTTGCCGTTGTTGGTGTTGGAGTAAAGGCACACCCCCATGTGAACCGCATAGTCTGGGGTAGATGGCTCAGTCTGGGTCAGCGCACCAGGGGTGGTGGCAGACAGGTAAATGTTCTGCCCTGCCGTGAGTCCGCTGGTGTTGATGTTCTCCACCGTCCCATAAATCACGACATAGCCATTGGTGTTGTTCGGGATGTCCTGAACAGTGATACCAATCACCTGCGAGGTGTTGTAAGCATTGGCCTGAGCCAGAATGATGTTGCCAATCTGCCCTGTTGAGCCAGAGATGTAGACAACCTGACCCTTGGTGATGGTTGATCCCGTCGAGTTTCTGACCTGCTGCTGAAGTTGTGCGCCAACCCGAACGATATTGCTGGTGGTGTCGTTGTAATAGGAGAGCGTGGCAGTCCCGCTGTCGTACCAGGTCGCGCCAACCGCATAGGTGGGGGCAGAAGATGGCGTAAACGCCACGTAATTGCTGACCGTGGGGTTGTTGAGGGTTGGCCCAGTAGCCAGTGCCAAAACCGTTCCAGACCCCGTGGTGCTGTAGCTCGTATTCCAGGCAGTCCCCGTGGAACTTGGAATCCCCGAGGGCGGGTAGACCATTGGGCTTGTGTTGGTGATGGTGACCGCTGCCGATCCGTTGTAGCTTGTCCCCGAAAGCCCCGACCCAATCGTCAGAGAAAACAGATTTGACCCAAGCGAAACACCAGAAATCGTGCTGTTTTGCAGTTGGGCGTTGGTGATTTGCCCGCTCAGGTCAGTCGTGGGGATCGTGGTGGAAGCCGTGAATGCGCTTGTCCCACTGCCCTTGACGTATCCCGTGAGAGAGATCGCCCCAGTGCCCCCATAAGCCACGCCCACGGTGCTTGCGTTCCAAGTGCCTGCGGTGAGCGTCCCGACCCCTGTAATCCCCGTGTAAGACCCCGAAATGAGGCTTGAAGAGATCGTCCCCGAGGTGATTTGACTCGCACCGATAGCGATATTTTGGGCAGAAAGTGCCGTCAGTTGACCTTGGGCGTTGACCGTGGCAGTCAAGGACTGAGAAGCCGATCCATACGACCCAGCGGTCACGCCAGTGTTGGCAATGCTGAAGGTGTTCGCGGCAAGGTTCAGCCCCGTGCCCGCAAAATAGACCGAATTCCCCGAAAACTGCACCCAAGGCATGGCGGTAACGCCAATCGTGCCTGTGTCGGAGGCGGTACACACCCATGAGGTGTTTGCATTTGCAGAGCCGTACAGGATGACCGTGTAAGCGCCTGGGACTTCCGACCAGACATCCATGTCCGTGGAGCGCGTCCACGCCCCAGAACCAGCGATATAGATGCCGTTTTCGGCTGTGTTGGTCTGGTTTTTCACCAATACCCTGTCACCCGCCAAAGTCGTGTATGTGTCAATGGTCTGAAGGCCAGAAAGCGTGATATTCGCAGTCGTGGCGCACTTGACAGCCTGTTTCGGACTCAGCCCTTGGGCGATTGAGTCCACATACAGCTTGTTGACGATATCGGTGTTGCCCACGGGCGAGGTCGTGATTTGACCCGTGGTGGTCAGAATATTGGTGAAAACCCCAGTGGACGGGGTGATTGACCCAATCGGGCTTGAGTCAAGGGTTGAATTGGTGATTTGCAGACCCGACTGAATCGGGTTCACCGTGGCATAAAAAGGCTGACCCTGCCCAATGAAAGTTTGGAACGTGCCGTCCAGTGCGAAATACGCCTGAACAGGCAGTAAGTTCTGGTAATTCGATTGAGCAGGGTTTGCCATCAGCTTTGATCAGCCGCAGGAGTCACATACAACACGCCAGCCGTTGCCGAATTGGACTTGGCTGTCAGGTAGTAAGGAGTGGTGGGAGTCGCCACGATCATGGGCAATGTCATGTTGGGGGGCAACACGAAATCACCGTTTGTACCGTCCGTGGGGAAAGTGGGCGCTCCAGGATCAGTCGTTCCCCATCGAACCGCAATCGGGGCAGCGCCCAGGTTGAGGAATGATGTGTAGTTGATCTGGTCGTTGGTGCTGTCATCAATCAAAACAGCCGCATGAGCGGTGTTTGTGACCGATAGAGCTACTGTCGGGCCAGCGTTACGCTGAACAGATGAGCTTGCCATGATTACACCGCAGTGACGGGTGCTGGGCCTTCCAAGCGCACGATCTGAAGGGTGTAAACACCAGCAGCAGGAGTGGCAGAGGAAGCCGTCAAGTTGCCGAACTGAATGCTCAACACGTTGGCGGTCAAGCAGTCAGCCTCGGCAACAACGATCCCGGTGGTTTGCGCACCGTTCAAACCGACAACCAAAACAATGTCCGTGGTCTGAAGACCAGGAAGAGCAAAGGTTTGGGCAGCGGTGGTGTTGGCAGCGACTGCAACGGGAGTCAGGCTAGGCTGAATGTAGAAGGTTTCGTGGGAGTTGCCACGGGTGACAGTCGTAGAAGACATGATTTCTCCTAGTTTGAGGAAATTGTACTTTGAAAAAAAAGAAAAGCCACCCCTTGTGAGAGTGGCTTTCCCTCGGTTTACATGAAATCAGGAATAGGTGCTGAAGTCATAGCCGTAGACGTAAACGTCCATCGTTGCGGCAGCGCCTTGTGCCGTGCCCACGTTCACATACAGGTTTTGACCCGATTGTGTAGCGGTAGCGGCAACAGTGCGCTGAGAAACAACGGTTGAACCCGTCAGTGCGGACAAAGCGGCGTTTGCCACGATAGCCGTACCACCTGCGCTAGGAGCGGTGAAAACACCAGCAGCGGCAGTGGTCAGGCTCGTCGAGGCGTTGGTAAACACCACGTTTGACACTGAGTAGTTCGTCGAGTTGATGATCTGCAAAACTGCTTGATCACCAGTAGCGTTCACGTTCACACCAGTTGCGGAAGCCAACAGACGGATCGCCTGATTGGATGCCACGTTCTGCGGGTGAATCGTGGTAGTTGATGCTGGTCCAGGATTTGCCATGATTTTTTCCTTTCAATGATTAGGCTGCGACACGGCAAGCCAGTTCGGGGTACAGGGGCGCCCAGCCATACAGCACATCAAGGCGAGTCGGGATCGAATCGTTGTTGATGGTGTACTGACGAACGACACGCATGGACAGACCGATTTCCTTGTCGGAAGCACGACCTGCGAAATGCACACCCTCAGGCAACTCAAGATCAGCCACAGCCAAGGTGAAGGCGTTGCGATGCATGATGATGTTCTGGGGCGACACAGTACCAGTGCTGTTGAACTGGGTCACAGCGGCAGAACTGGAGGTGGTGGGGATCGTCACGTTCTGGAACTGACCAGCGGTGATCACGGCAGGAGACACAACCACGCTACCAGACGAGCCAGAAGCAATGGAGGTGGTCTGCTTCACAACAAAGTTGCGGAGCTTGTTCGAGCCGTAAGCCTGACGGTTCTGGGGGTTGACAGCGTACACACCAGCGATGGTGATCACATCACCAGCGTTCAGGTTCATCGTGCCAGTGTTGGCAGCAGTGAGCGTGATGGTGGAGGACGATGCCCAGCCAGAGGTCAGGAAACCAGAGGCAGTCGTGGTGTTCACAGAAGCGGTCACAGTCGTGGTGGTATTGCTACCAAACGTCTGCGAAACCACGTTCTGATCCATCTTCCAGTTCATGCCAGCGGAATCACGACCCATCAGACCCTTGCGGTACTGTTCACCGATGGCCTCTTGGGGAACGAACAAACCTTTCAGGCTGTCCACGATGGTGGCAGAGGTGAAGGGTTCAACGATACAAGAGCGACGACCATCGCGGGGTGCGCCTTCAGCGTCCAGATATGCGCCTGCGGTGAGGTAGGTAATCAGGCCAGTGGGAGGCGTGCCAGCAGTACCAACAATGTTGGCGGTCTGGAGGGTTGCCATTGACATACCGTCACGGTCAATCTTGTTCGCGATTGCAGCGACAGCGGGCTTCAGGACGCGATCCGAGAACATATCCAGCGACAGAGCCAGGTCTTGGGTGGTGAACTGGGTGTCAACGTGGAATTGCGTCGAAAGGGTCACGGGCACGGAAGTTTCGTTGAAGTCTTCAACATTCAGTGCAGGGCCAGTCGTGCCGATGAAACGGCCAGGGCGACGAACGTTCACGGTGTTGCCGATTTTTGCGCCAACGACTGCGAATTGATCGTCATAGTTGCGGTCAACCTCCGAAGTGAAGGTCAGTTCGTTTTCCAAGACCATCAACGCTTCGTTGGTGATCTTGGAGATAGTTAGCAATTGGTTTGCCATTTGATTTCTCCAAAAAGATTAGGTTTACCTGATCTTCCCCGCTTTGCGGTTGGCCTTCCACTGGGCATAAGTTCCGTGGAACTCCCCATCTGAATTGATGGGCAAGTCCAGTGGTGCAGACCCGCCACGAATCGGATTGATCGGTGCTGGTGCTCTACTTTTGACCACAGGATCGGTTTTTACCTCTGGCTTTGCGCTCAGGCGCTCTTCCAGTTTCCCAATTTCTCGCAGAGCAGCCTTGGTGGACATACCTGAGATTTTCTTGGCGAGTTCGTCGTTTTCAGCTAGGTGATACAGCACTTGCGGGCCAACATCACTCTCCAGAATCGCATCGCGCACGTCATCATTCACGACAACATCGCTGGATGCCACGACCTCATCAAAATCAGGCAAATTCGCCTTGGCTGTCTGCACCTTACTCGCCCAAGATTCAATGACCTTTTGGCGTTCTTGTGCAGCACGTTCCTCTGCCTCTTGCTTTTTCATCTCAGCGATTCGTTTGTCAGCCGTGTACTCTGCGAGTGCTTTGGCATATTCAAACGCATCCTGAAACTGGCTGGGTTGGGGTTCTTGATCTTCCTCCACCACGGTGGGCTTTGGTTGCTCAAGCGCCTTGATCCTGGCTTCTAAGGCTTCCCTAGCTTCGCGCTCTCGCCTTGCTTCCGCTCTGGCTTCTTCACGTTGCTTGGTGATCTCAGAAAACCGCCTTTCAAGTTTGGGGTTCGGTTTCTTCTCTTCTGTGGTCTTGGCTTCTTCCTGCTCTTCAGGTTCACTCTGTTGTGCCTCTTGAACTGGCTCGGCTGGAGTTTCCTCTACCGCCACAGTCTCGTTTGCACGATCAGCTAAACCCAATCTCTCTGCATAAAATTCAGCCGCGTTTTCGCTGGTCAAAACTTGACCTGCTTCTTTTTCGGACATACGTATCCCTACGATTGTGCCCCGTGAGCCTCACGGGTAAGGTTTTGTGGTTTTTACCACGAAATTCACTGTTGCGTCAACGGATTCGCGCCCGACTCAATGTCAGAGGCTGCGAACTCCATCGTGGCACGTTGCTCTTTGTCCCGCTTGGCGATTTCCTGATTCAGGCGGGCAGTGTCCATGTGGTGGAGCAACAATTCCATAATTGCTTCAATTTCCATCTTGTTTTGCGAGGTGATGGCACGGGTGTTCTGGTCGTTGACCTTGACCTCTGCCATTGTCTCGGTATTGTGCGCCTTGGCGGTCTGACGGAGCAGTTCGCGCTTGGTTTCGGCATCCTGCTTGACCGACTCAATGTCCTGGCGCTGTTTGATGACCATCTGAAGCTGCTGAATCTGTTGAGCCATCTTCTGCATTTGGTCTTCGCTTTGCGCGAGTTGCATCTGCACTTGAGGCGGGATCGGGCTTTTCTCGTCCACTTTGGACAGCGGATTGAGGGTCGCCAGACGGTCAGCAATGATGTCAGCCCCAGGGAAATCCATGTTCCTGAAGATGAGGTCACCAGCAGTCTGCATGAGGGTCGGGTCTGCCTTGAGCATCCCAAGCATGGAGTCCACAGCCTCCTGACGCTTGGAGTTGTAGCCAGGGCCAGTTTCCATCACCACATCGTATTCGCCCACGGTGACATCGTTCAACACCTTATCTACAGCAATTCGCTCGTTCAGGGTGATCATTTCTGGTTTCCCATCGTCACCAATGATTCGCATCGCCCGCTGGGAGTCGTAAATTTTGGGGATTAGGTCGAGAATGATCTTGCCCGTGTGACTGATTGACCTTGTAAGGTTGTCGTAATAATCAAAGTTGGTCATGTCGATCTGCTGCTGCTGACCGTTCAATGCCTTCCCTGAAATGTTGCCCGTGGGCAGTTGGTTGGGGTCAAAAATCCCCATGATCGCCTGTAAATCCTGATTGATCGCACCAGCGGCAGTGATCACGCCAGCAGGAGGCGGTTCAGGCTGGAGGCGCTGGGGAGGAGGCGCAGGTTGCCCATCAATGTCGCGTTGCTTGTACCGCAGATAGGGTGTGGACTTGATGTTGGCCTGTGCCCACTCGTTCTCATGACCCTCGTCTTGACCCTCTGCCATGAGCCATTTGGCCTTTGGAGCGAGTGCAATCGACTCGGTGAGCGAGGTTTGCCAGAAGTTATACATCCGCTGAGGGTCTTTGGCGTGACGGATCATGCCGAATTTCTTGGTGCGGTTGCCCACTACCACCTTGCGCCCATAAACGGGAACGATGGGGATGTAGCGCCCAGGCCAATCGCGCTCCTCAATCACCTCAATCGCGGTCATTTTTTTCCACTTGACCGTCTTTTTGTAGGACTGACGCTCATTGATCACGGTCAGCCCAGAAGCCTCCACCCGCTCAAAGAATCCCGCGCCATCAGCGAATCGGGCAGTCCCGTCTGACAGCAGGTAAAGCATGGCGGGTTCGCGCACCGTGTAGAAATACTCGGCAAGACGGATGTCCTCTTTGGTGATCCACTCGGATTGGCTGTCGCCTGTCCCGCGCTGGGTGAAGCTTGTCCCATCGTCAAAGCCTGGATACATACTGCGGAACACATCTTTGGGCAGCATGGTGGTAATCAGGCACTTTTCAGCGTCTGAGCCATCAGGGGCGATTGAGTTCGGATCAAAGTAGACCGTGAACGGGTTATCCACAGGGTCAATGAAAATTTCCTGGTCGAAACTGTCATCACGGACGTATTTCGTATTGACCCGCCAGTACCCCCAGCCCATCCGCACGGCATAGTCAAAGCCGTTGTCGTAGGCATGGTCAGCGTTGGAATTGACCTCGATGTGCCGAATCAGCCCCGAAATGACCTGTGCGGTTTTGGCATCAGCTTGGGTGTTAGTGGCGTGGACTTTGATGCGGGGACGCTGTTGGCGTTGCTGGTTCGTGACCTGCCGACAGTAGGTGTCGAGCTTGTTGATGGTCAGAACAGGGCGAGATTCAAGGTTGCGGGAGTTCTGGAGTTCAACGGGCCACTGGTCACCGTTCACAAACTTGAGATCTTCAAGTGCCTCCTGGCGGTTGTTTGTGTCTGCGTCATTGCAGAACTTCAGAAAGCCTACTGCCTCTTCAATAATCGGATCGTAATCGTCCATGTTCACCCCATCCAACTGTTTGCCGAGCCATAAGACAGGATCGGTTTGGGTTTTCTGCGCTCTCGCGGCTCGTTCACCATCAGCCCGATGTACCGAAACGCATCAGCGCCATGCGAGAACTGGTCATGAAGCGGTTTCCTGCTGAACTGACCTGTCTCTGGGTCTGTTTCGTACCGATAGTGTCTGAGGCATTGTAGCCCTTCATGGCAATTTTCGGCATCAAAATAACACGACCTGAAGATGGTTCGGGCAGCATTGATTGAATCCAGGATCGGCACACGCTCCAAGACCCTCGTCTTGTACCCAGCCGCCCGCACAATCTCCTCAATGCTCCTGCCTTGGCTGGCAAGCGTCTTGTTCTGGGCATCATGGGGAAGCCAGAGAGTGTCGTAGACGTAGCCAAACCCCTGCATTTTGGCGAGGTAGTGGCTGATGGTCTGCTGGTTGTCCTCAATGTAGCGGATGAGGCGGGTTTCCATCCCGATAAATTGCACAAACCAGATGGCGGTGGCATCAGCCCAACCCAGGTCAAAGACCGCGTGAACGGGTTTATTTGCGTCATAGGGAACACGGGTGATGCGCCCCTCCATCTCGGCAAGCTGCATTTCCTTGGCAAAGATTGCCCCGTCCACCGTTTGACGGCAGAACCCTTCCCAGACCGTCCTGTGCGCTTCGGGGTCGCGGGCTTTGAGGGATTCCATCTCCAGCTTGAGGGTTTCAGGAAACCACGGGTTGTCCGACCAGTTGATTTTGGTCACCACAGCGTTTTCAGGGCGATGGAGAACGAATCGTTGGTAAGTCTCGTCCGACTCCAGTTCAGGGTTGAAGGTCACCCAGATTTCGCTGTTTTCCTTGCGGATGGTCGGGATCAGCACGTTCCAGGACAGCCTGGACACGGTTTGGGCTTCCTCCACCCAGCAGATGTCCACCCCTTCATAAGACTTGACGTTCGCCACGTTGTTCTTCAGGCCAACAAATGAGAACTCCGACCCGTTTTTGCCCCGAATCTGGGATTGGGTGATTTCGTAAAAGTCGGTGAGTTTGAGGTCAACGATCTGGTCACACAGGAGCTTGTGGACGGAATCTTTCATGGAAGTCATAAATTCCCGCGCACAGAGGATACGAAGCGGGTCTTTGGCTGCTTTGATGAGGAGCGCCCTGGCGACCCCCCAACTCTTTGCCCCGCCTCGCCCACCGTAAAGAACTCGGTATCGACTGCTTGGCGGGTTGAACAGACACTCCAGTTTTGCTGGAAACTGAGCGTTTGCGATCATTCTGGCTTCACGAAACTCACATTGATCCCAGTAATCAGGGGCGAACCTTCAGCGCCTGTCAATTCCTGTTTGACGGTTTCCGACCATTTCATCTGGGTTTTCGTCCACCAAATGAGGCTTGTTGTATCGCCAGAAATGGCTTTTGAATACAGCGTCTTGGCGATCTGCCCGTTGGCCTTTGCCTTTCCCGCATCCAGTTCTTTGCGGTAATGCAGCCTCAAGGTCTTTTCGTCAATGTCCACAAGAATGGCAATTTGTTCCTGCGGCAAGCCCAGACCGCTGGTCGATTCAACCAATCGGCGCTGCTCATCGGTGGGAATATGTTTGTCAGTCATTTTATAATCGGGAAGTGTTACATAAGTTTACACAGTTTCGGGTTCTGCGGTCAAGAGGGTGGCTTTCTTGCCTGTGAAGTCTTCCCAGCGTTTGACAATTACATCGCAATACTTTGGTTCCAGTTCCATCAATCTTGCGCGTTTACCGACCTTCTCGCAAGCAATAAGGGTGCTGCCGCTACCACCGAATGCGTCATAAACAATCTTTTTTGTCGGGTGATCGTTTAGCGCAAGTTCAATCAATTCAACAGGCTTCATAGTCGGGTGTACGGTGTTGCGCTGGCGCTTGACCTGCCAGATATCGCCACGCTGCGTCTTTTGTCCACCAAACGGGCCGTGATAGAAGATAATTTCGTGCTGTTTAAAGTAAAGGTCTAGATTTTGCGCTGGGTTGACTTTATCCCAAACAATCATCGCCTTTGCGGGTTTATCCAGTTCAGCCATCACCTGCTTGAATAGGTGCGCGTACTGCCAAGAACAGCATACATACATGATGTCGCAGGGCATGATGGTGGAACGCAGAAAATCCAAGAATTCATCGTCGTCCATCTTGTCATTTTTGATAGCGTCGTGAACTCCATTCATGTCTTTATAGCCAATGTTGTAAGGCGGGTCTGTGAACACCATGTCGGCTTTCTGCCCATCCATCAGCCTGTCCACAGCATCGATGCTGGTGCTGTCCCCGCACATCAGACGATGGTTGCCCAGTTGGTAGATATCCCCAGGTTTTGTTTTAGGTTCTTCAGGGATCGGTGGGGTTTCGTCCTCGTCCGTCAATCCCTCAATCTGTTCTGGCTCAAGCAGCGCGTTCAACTCTTTCGGGTCAAACCCCAGCAATTCCAGCGCAAACCCATCAGCCAACAGGTCGTTTAGCTCAATCGTGAGCATTTCATTGTCCCAGCCAGCATTCAGCGCTAGGCGGTTGTCGGCAATGATGTATGCCTTCTTTTGGGTTTCAGTGAGGTCTTTTAATTCAATCGTTGGGACTTTTTCATAGCCCAGTTTGCGAGCAGCCATTAACCTGCCATGCCCAGCAATGATGCCGTTTTGACCGTCTATAAGGATCGGGTTTGTCCAGCCAAATTCCTTGATGCTTGCCGCAATCTGTGCCACCTGCTCGTCAGAATGGGTGCGGCTGTTCTTGACATAAGGAATAAGCTCTGAAACTAGCTTATCCTGAATTTTCATTTTTTCTTCTTCTTGGCCTCGCGCTGGACGGAGTAGGCAATGGCTACCGCTTGTTTGGGCGGTTTTCCTGCCTTGATCTCGGCAGCAATGTTCTTTTCCTTGGCCTTTTCAGTCGGCTTTTTGATCAGCGGCATCTTTTGCCTCCATTTCGTTCAGAATCCACTGGCACTGCTGGAGAGCGCCATTGATCTGGTGCAGTTGTACCTCAAGCTCCTTGCCCTTGGCAATCAGGTCTTGAATTCGCAATTGAATTGTCTCTTTGTCCATCAGCAGTTCCAGTTCTTCAATGATGCCTTTGCCCGTTCTGCTGGGCCTTTGGCGTTCTTCACAACCCCTTCCATCCTGGCGCAGAAAGAGGCTTTCCTGCCCTCGTCCTTCTTGGTCTTGGGGTTGGGTGCAGGAGGCTTCAGATTGGCGTTGTTCTTGGCGTTGTATTCAGCCCGACCCTTGGCAGTCATCCCAGCACCCTTGTCTGTAGGGTTGTAGGTCTTGTCCTTGCCAGTGGTCTTATGAGGAATCGGTTTGTCGTGCTTTGCCATGATCACTTCTTCGCGGTTTTTGCAGATTCTTTGAACGCTTTCGCAGTGGGCGCTCCCTTTTCCCCAGGCTTACGCATCTTTTCTACGGGTTTACCCTTGGCTTTTTCCCGCTTGATCCGCTCCTGCTTGGCGTGGATGTTCGCATAAAGTCCTGATTTCATGTTTCCTCCACCACCGCGCAGATGTCGGCTTCTTGGATGATTTGATAGTCCTGCCCATCGATTGTGTGGACAGGCCAGTTCAGATAGTCACCGTTCCCGTATTTAATGAAATCCCCAACCTGGGTTTGCTGCACCTCTGGGCCAATCGCAACGACCGTCCCTTCGTTGAACGGTTCTTTGTTGTTGACCAGGATGATCTCGGAAATGGTTCTGACCCGTGGTTTAACTACAACACGGTCACGCAGAGGTCGAATCATTTTTCACCTCCTTTTTCTTGCGCTGGTCGGGCAATTTATGCTCACCGCACCACTCAGACGTTGATCGAGTCTGAAAAACGGGGAATCGGCGGCATGACCCCATCCGATCCCCAAAACCGATCACGAAGTATCGGCAACTGCTACAGTTCGGTTCAGCCATTCAAAGCTCCTTTCTTTGCTTGGTCAGAAACGCCCTTTGGTCTGATCACCATTGGGCGTTTCGCTTTACATACCGTCTTGTTCGTGGGCGGTGCGCTTGTGCTCGTACACAACCTTCTCGCCCATGTGACCCTTCATCTCACCCAGGCGACCATCGTTTTTGCCAGCATGACCACCGTCACGCAAGCCCAAACCGTCAGCCTTGCCCATGCCCACGCCACCACGGATGGGGGCTTTGCGCTCACCCGAAGTGTCGCTAGACAGTGCGCCCTTGGGAGGAGTTGCACCAGTGCGGCTGGGAACACCCATGCCTTCACGGTCAACGCGACTTGCGCCAACCATCTTTTCACCCGTGCGGTCACTGGATTTCACGCCCTTGGGGGCGACTTCTTTGCCGTAATAGCCCATGTTTTTTCCCTTGCAAGGTAAATGGAGATTTCATTCTACACATCGTTTTGGAAGTGCGTCAAGATCATCAGAAAAAGCGCCAAAAACCCAATTCCCAAGACCGCGCCCAGGAACAAAAGCAGAATGATTTCAATCATGTGTTCTTCTCTGGCAGTGAACAAGTGTGAACATCCCAAGCATTTTTCCCTGCCCTCTTGCCGCACCTTGGACAAAAGTTGCGCTCCTCTGGTGGTTGTGCCAAGACTTCTTTGATGGCATCCATCGCTGTATCAATTTCTGCTGGCAGACAAATAGCGTTTTCACCAACGCTCAACTTGTTAATGTCTTCCAACACCTCAAGCGCCAGCTTCAATGCTTTGTCTTTAGTCATTTGCGTCCTCCTCAACCTTCTTGTCAATGTAGCGGTAGTCACTCTTGTTCAGTTCTTGAATAATATCGCGTGATTCACCGTTGATGGTCAAGGTGACAGTAAAGTCAATGCCATCTGTGTCCTCTTCCCAATCGACCACAATCTCGTAATCCACCTCGGGAAGGGTGTACTCAAAATCCAATTCGCCCAAAATATAAAGCTGATTCATTTGCACATCCCCGCCAAAGTCATGATCCCGTGTTCTGCAATCTGAATCGCAGCTACGGTCACAATTGCCAGCAGCACAAAGAGTGCGACCTTCATACCACCGCCCATTCACGCTCTGATCTGCCAGACTTTGAGCGAACTCTGCGACCCGTCAGTCGGATGAAGCCCATTTGTTCAAGCTCAGATAGCCTCCGAGCCACCTGATTGCTGTCTAAGCCCGTGAAAGCGGCTATCCCATCCTTACCCATGTCTCCATGTTTAAGCGCCTCCACGATCATTTTGTGGTGCTTGGAGGCCAATTCCTTGGCAGACTCAGCAGCCTCAAATGATGTGACGGGATCAGATGCCCTGACTCTTGGGAATTCCAGGTCAGGAAAGAAAAGGTTTTTGAAAAGTCCCATGTTGCACCTCAAAAAGGAATGTCGCTTGGGTTGTCATCAAACCTAGGCTTTTTTTCTTGTTTTTCTTCAATATCGTAGCAATTCGCCCAGCCAGACCAACCACCATCAACCAGGGGAATGGTGTCAATCTTGAGTTTGAGGTTGTCATCCTTGTCCAGGAATACCGTGCCGATGGTTTGGTAGCGTTTTTTCTCTTCACCAGTTTTGTTGGTGTAAGTTCCAGTGACCACAACGATGTTTTTAAATTTCTGCATTTCAGGCTTTCAGTTGGTTGAGTTGTTCAATTTTGTTGTCAAGCTCTTGTAGAAAGAGAATGACCTCTTTCTCCAGCATGGAGACATATTCGGGATCAAATTCCACACGCTTGATGAAAAGCTGTAACCCTTCAGCCATGCGCGGGTCAAAGCTCACGAAATCACACCACCGACGATCCGTGCAGCACATCTGCCACTGCATCTGCGTGATGTACTTCTCGGGGATTTTTTGATCTAGGAGCGTCTGAATGTGGGTTGAAGTGTTGGGGCACTTGATCTCCACCAATCCAAACTCGCCCACCAATCCGTCAGGGCTTGCGCCTGAGTTCTGAATGATTGGATGAGGGATGAATCCCACCTCCTCAACCAGAACGTCCTTTGCGGATTCGTAGGCAGCACGTGCAAACGGTTCTTGTTCTGTCCCCCACTGCATCGCGGAGTTGGTAAATGACTCAGCGGGCGTATCCGTCATGCGCTCACAAACAAGTTGCGCCATGTAGTTGTCTCGGCTTGCGCTGTAGCCAGACTTGGTTCTTGCAATGATGTCCGCAACGCGAGAGGCAGTGACCTTGCCAGCGCGGGCTTTGAACCAATCTTCTGTTCGTTGTTCCATTATTCTTCCTTTTGTGCTTTAAAAATGGCGTAATCGGCTGTGGTTTTTGCACCCACTTCAATTGTGATTCTCATAACTGGATTACCGTCAATCCATACAGGCAAGGTAATTTGATTAGGCACAGGCACTTCAGCGCTTTTGTATGCCTGGACTGTCCTGGCAACAATGTCTGATGCTGCTTCATACAGCTTGTGCATGGGATGCTCTGTTGTGACCTTAGAGCGCAATCTTGTGGATTTCATACATTTACTCCTAGTTGTTCAGCAATTCTTTCAATAGCATCTGCACAGTTAATGCTCAATGCTTTGTAAATCAATCGCAAAGATTCATTGATAATTTCGTCATGCGTCCCTGGATCAGCGTCCTTGATTGCTTGAAGGGTAAACCGAGCGTCTTCCAATGCCTCAATATCTGCGCTGTTCAATTTAAAAAGCAAATCAATGTCTGATTGGTTACTCATTGCTGAGTCCTTTCTTGATCTGGTCTTTCTTGGCAATCACCTTTTTCTGCCAGCCTGGGTCGCCATTACAAGCAGCGTATGCAAGTTTGTAGGTTTTCTGAAGTTCCTCAAGGCTCTGGCATTCGTCCATCGCAATAATGAGGTCAGCAAGCTGGCTTTCATTGACCGACGATTTGATTTCAGTCTTACGTGAGGCCAGATTACCGTCATCGTCCTCTGGTGCAATACCGCAAGCCGCCATGAGCGAATATCGACGTGCGTAAGTCATCGCAGACCCAAACCCTTGCGGGTCGTGTTTGGCAGCAGGTACGTGCAGAAGTCCACAATCGATCACCTCGCCAGACTCATGGAGAAACACAGTCTCAACCATCACACCGTCCTGGCACTCATACGTCTTCTGCATGAGCGCAATACCGTTGGCGTTGAGTGCGTCAATCACAGCCTCCACACACGCACTGAGGTCTGCGTATCGTGACTTGAAGTGCGGGTTCGTTGATGACTTGAGCGCAGGGCCGAATGCCTTCTGAGCTTTGACAAATGCTTGGGCAACTTTTGCCCCAATAACTGCTTCCATTTATGGTCTCCAGATGAATGTGTCAAGAACCACCACAATGAGAGCGGTGAGTGAAACAACCCAAAGCGCAATGCGCTCCCAGTTGGTGGGTTTTTTGTAGTGTTCAATTTCAAACATGAGTTGCCTCCACGAACTTGGACAGTTGTTGAATGAGTTCTTTGAGTTGAGATTGTGTGAGATAGGTGGATGCGTGACCACCTGACTTCCAGATGCCGATGATCACTTCACCTGGATCGACACTCGTCTGCATGAGAATCGTGTCGTTGCCGTTGACATTGATTTGTGCTTCCATGATTGCTCCTTAAAGAGGGGCATACGCCCCTGTGAATTAAATGTATGCGTCTGATTTTTTGTGACCGTTGCCTTGTGTAAACATGGCTTGTGCTTCGTCAGCATAGTGACCATATTTTTTGCAGAAGGCTAGTAATTTTTTGCGGACGGCTGTTGGATGCCAGTATTCATGTTCTGCATGGAGATCAAGCTCATGCAAACACAACCAACAAAGGTCTTCAATAGTTTTGTGTGAATAAAAATCGTACCCGCACACATCAGGCAATTCGTTGAGTGCTTTGTCAAATGTCATTTGGTTTCTCCTTAAAGACCGCTTGCAAAACGCTACGGCATGGAGAGGATGTTAACCTATCTTTGCAGTCTTTGTCTAGGGACTTTCCCTAGTGTCTCTTTTTTGCTAATTTACCTTATCATTCGGGGATGACAAAAGATCAACTCGTCCAACTCGCTGGCTCACAAGCCAAACTCGCCAGGATTCTCGGGATCAGTCGAACTGCCGTGAACTACTGGAAACAGAAAATCCCACCGCTCAGGATGTACCAGCTAAAAGAATTGCGTCCTGAGTGGTTTAAGGCCAAATCTGATGTATGATGCGAACCGTCTAGAGTGGCATCTAGGCGCTGAAAGTTGTCAACGAAACCCCGCAGGGTACTGTGTGGTCTTGTCGTGTAGCAAGCGAGTCTTTTGGACAACTTTCAATCGCCTTGCTGCTGTTCTCGCCAAGAACCAAGACCACAGAGCATCTTGCGGGGTTTTTGTTTTTGGCCTAGACCGTCAGGGCGCGATAGCTGATGGCCTGAATGGGCTGAACCCAAGAAACACCGACACTGCGACACACCCCGCAGCTTGCCGACCAGCGTTGATCAAGCGACTGGTAAAGCACAGGATACATGGTGGAAACAAGGTCTTGTGTATAAGCGAATTGATCCGTCCAGCGCACTTGGTCGCTTTTGTTTTTTAAGGCAATTTAAGGTGAATGAAGATGAACAAAACGATGGAGCAAGGTGGTCTATCCACCCTTGGAGAACCTATGTCTAAAACATTTCAATGTAAACATTGCGTTGGGTTTTTTTCCAAATACCAATGTTCAGCAACTTTGTTTGGGGAATGCGATTGTCCAAAGTGTCAAGGTTTCTGCAAATGCAATCAGGTAGAAAAATTTGACGATTTTTGGCAAGCATGGCCTAAAAGCAATCGCAAAGGCGCAAAGTCTGAATGCAAAAAAAGATGGCTCAAAGGTTTTTATGACCATTGCGCTGATCAGATCATCAAACACGTGGAATGGATGAAAACCACCGATCAATGGCGTAAAGACAACGGTGCGTTTATCCCCGCTCCATTGGTCTACCTCAACCAACAACGCTGGGATGGCGCAGAAGTGCCTGAGATGCCTTCAAAAACCGCTGTTGACCCCGTACTCACCAGGATGGCTGAAGAACGCTCTAAAGCCGTTCCTATGCCCGACCACATCCGTGAGAAATTGGCTCAGATTCGGGGCAAAGTGTGACAGGCTGGCGCAAAAAGCAAATTGAAAACCTTGAACAGGAGGCAACCATGTCTATCTGGCAAAAGATAAACCGCTGGGCAATCCGTCAGGTCGTGAAGTTCTACAAGAGGAAACATGGACGATAGACTTTGGCACGAAGCCTGGAGGCAGGAATGCGAAGCCAGAGAATGGCTGAGGCGCTTTGACGAACAGAAAAAGCTCAGAGGGGTTGCCAAAGCAAATCAATGGTGGGTGATGACCATTAAAGACATTGAAAGACGCAGGGGGATTGAGGCAGCAGATACCCTGCGTAAAAACATGAACAGGATCAGGGATGCGGTACGCGGCAAGGGTTGATCAAAACAAAGACCAGATCGTGTCGGCACTGCGGGCAGCTGGGGCTTATGTGTGGGACTTGAAACTCCCCGTTGATCTTTTGGTGGGATACGCTGGTCACACTTTCCTGGTTGAGATCAAACGGGACAACAAAGCCCGTTTAACGACCTTACAGCGTGAATTCTTTGCGCGGTGGACGGGTGGCACTCTCGCCAGGATTGACAGCCCTGAAGCCGCTTTACGCATGATTGGGGTTGTCAAATGACCTGTGGTCACGAATCCTGCGAGGGTTGCGTCAAACAACTCAGCCGAAAGGAACTTGAGGACGCTCAAGCTGAAGACGAAGCATTTGCCATGATCCCCAAGACCTGCGACCAACTTGGTGTTTGCCAGAGTCGCAACCCACCCTGCCAAAACTGCCCGAGGCTCAAATGAAAGGCTCGTCATGAAAAAACTTCTTTTAGGGTTGCTTTTCTGCGGAATGGCACACGCAGATTCAATCGCTACGCTGAACAACAAAGCGGGCGGGATGATTGTTCTAACTGATGTGCCGTGCAAAAACGACATGGGGTTTTATTCCTATACGTCGAGTCAAACCTCATCCACCCAGTTTGGCTGTTGGTGGTCTGATGACACCATGATTCACATTGTCTGGCTGGCTGACAAGGATTTACGCTCCTACCCGATCAGCGCTTTTACCGTCAACATTGAGAAAGCCACCAAGCTCAAAAAGAACCAGGAGCGGTATTGATGAACCCAGAAGACCACGCAGAAGCCATCCGAGAACTCTCACCCCACTATGGCGAGGCAAAAGCCCAGCGCATCTACCTTGAGGAGTTCCGCAAGTCCAAAAAGGCCATGCTCATGCGTGATGCTCTTCTCAACGGGATTGAGGCCGCGAACCATCAGGAGCGTGAAGCCTACTCAAACCCTGAGTACCTGTCCCTTCTAAAAGGTCTGGCAACCGCGATTGAGAAAGAGGAAACCTTGCGCTGGCAACTTGAAAGCCACAGGCTGGAGATTGAAATTTGGCGCACCCGTGAAGCAACCAACAGACAAACGGACAATGCACACCGATGAAATGCCCTCGCTGTAACACCCAAGCCAAGTCCCTTGAAACCCGCACCCGCACAGACGGTGTGGTGCGAAGGCGCTACCAGTGCGCCAATTCACACAAATTTACAACCCTGGAGACATTCGTACATGATTCCGAAACACAAGTACATACGGAGTCCGAAGCTCCTCAAGCTCGTAGCAGGATTGGACTGTCAGAACTGTGGTTTGGGAGGAATGAGTCAAGCCGCCCATACTAATTGGGGCGGGGGAAAAGGGCGAGGGATCAAGGCTGATGATAACCTTGTCGCTGCCCTTTGCTTACGATGCCATTACGCCATTGATCAGGGCAAAGACCTGACCAAAGAAGAACGCCAGAAGCTGTGGGAGCAAGCCCACCGCAGGACGGTAGAGACATTGGTTTCTATGGGCGCATGGCCCGCCAATGTCCCGTTGCCTCAGTAAGACCGCATATTGGGCAGCGGTGCGTCTTTCTGGCTTTTTTGCTCATGGCTGCGGGGCGGGTGTGCCTGTTCCATGCTGGACTTCTCATGGGCTTTGAGTTCCTTTTCTAGAGCCGCCACTTTACGGGCCTCCTTCTTGAACTCACGCTCCACCACGTAGTGCTTGGGTTCTGAACACTTGCCCGATTCACGGGTGATTTTGAAGTTGGTTGCCATGATTTCTCCTCAGTAAGGGCGTGTACCCTGCTTGTCAATGATAAGGGCTTGTCTGCGGGGCTTGCCAGCAGAATCGTTGGGGATTGAGATGTGCGTCCAGCGGTCAAATTCTCGGATCACCTGATCAAACGGAAGACTGCTGTTAATGACTGCCTTCACAACTTGGTCAGGGGTCATGCCAGGAACGCGAATGTCAGCAGCGCACCCAACCCGATGTTGGGACGAATCCTTGCTCCCCACCGCATCGTTGACCTGCTTACAGCGGAAAGCCGAGTTCACCATGATGGGCTTCCCGTCCAACAGGTCTTTGACCTCCTCTAGGAACTCAGCCAAGCGGCGCAGGTTCGCAAGCTCTTGATCGTTGGGCGTGTTGTCAAACTCACGGTGATCGGTATGCGTAAGTTCCTCAAGGGAA